AATAAAACTTCGGTGAGTTTCGTTTATGTGACCCTCAGTGGCCTTGCCACCACCCACCGCTCCAGCTACCCGGATGGTGCCCTTTATATTTAACTTCGGCGTATTTCGCTCGTGTGCGCAACTATGACCTTGCCGACGCCGACGGTGCCTCCCACGCGCCTGGTGTCCATCTATATTTAATTTCGGCGGGTTTCGCTTGTGTAAACGGCAATGGTCATGCCCACAACGCCAGCCCCTCCTACACCGCGTTTGGTGCCCATTTATTTTTCGACGAGTTTCGCTTGTGTGGGTCGTAATGGTGATGCTAGCCTCTACAGTGCACACAACATGTTTGGTATTCGTCAACGAGTTTCACTATTGTAACCAACTCTATTGCTGCCTATCAGTCTGACGCTAATTACAAGGGTGGTATCCATTTCATATCGTGACTTCGGTGAGTTTCGCTCGTGTGGGCAACATTGGCCTTGCTGGCGACAACAGTGCCCGCGTTACACATGGTGTCAGTTCCATATTATGACTTCGGCGCGTTTTGCTCGTGTGTACGGCCTTGGTGATGCCGCCGGCGGCGACTCCATCCTCACGAATGGTGTCCATCCAGTTTTTAGAAAGAAAAATAAAAGACTTCGGGGAGTTTCGCTCATGTGCACCGCAATGGAGATGCCAGTAACTACTTCATCAGCACCGCGTTTGGTGTCAGTTCAGTTTTAGAAAGAAGAAAATAAAAATTTCGGTGAGTTTCGCTCATGTGCGCAGTTTTGGCTTTGCCGCTAGCACCGACGCCGACATCACGCGTGGTGTTCGTCTGCATCTAATTTCGGCGAGTTTCGCTGGTGTGCACAACAATGGCCCTGCCAGCAACACCACCGCCGGCTACCCGTATGGCGTTCGTCTATATTTAACTTCGGTGAGTTTCACTAATGTGTACTACAATGGCTATGCCGGCCACTTCGCCACCAGCGCTGCGGCTGGTGTCCATATCCAAATAAAGTTTATATTGATATATTTTTAGTTTGAAAGGAGATAACAGACATGGATTCTAAAAACTATATCAACAAAGAACTTTCATGGTTAGCTTTTAACAGCAGAATTCTCCAGGAAGCCGACAGATCATCCAATCCTCCTCTTGAGAGATTGAAATTTATTGGAATTTGGAGATCCAATCTGGATGAATTTATCCAAGTTCGGGTTGGCGCGCTCATTCATAAGAAAAAGATCAATCCAGATTACACTGATCCTATCAATGGAGAGACAAGAGATCAGCTTCTTATGGAGATTACCAATGAGATTTCTGAGCAGCAGGAAGACGCATGTTATTTCTATAATAAAATCATTTCTGCCATAGGTCCTCTCAGTGTTCCGATTGGAAGTCCGAGACCTTCAATCACGGTTCTTCAGCCCACAGATCGATTCGGAGATCTTGAGGGTTTTGAAAACTATTATCAAAAGCTCAGAACTCTTCTGGACATATTCGTGATTCGAAAAGACGATCCCATGCCGTTTATCGATAGTGGAAAAACCTATCTCATCGCCCATCTTTCGAATAAAAAAGATTTCTTTGGCATCATTGATCTCACAAGACTTCCCACCTTCTTTAATTTCATGGCGAAAGAATCCACTCTAATCCAGACAATTGCAGATGCACCTCTTTTTATCACCCAGTTTGTCCACAGGATCTTTAAGAACTATACCGTCAATGCGATCTATCAGTTCAGGATTCTCCGTAATGCGGATATCATGCTTTCTTCCGAAATCTGCAAGGGAAATGAAAGATTCCAAAAATTCATCAAAAAGATGGTCCATCATCGAAAATTCATGCGGCCAATTTGTCTGGAAGTTATTCCTACCGGGGAACCTTGTAGTTTTGACGCGGCAACGTACAGTTTTCTTCTCAACCGGTTTAATCTTACCGAAAAAGGCATGTCTATCTCAAAAATACCATTTAATATCGACTTTTCCAAGCTCATTAGAGATCCAAATGCCGAGAAGCTTCTACCATTGATAAATGAACCTTGGGAACATATCAACCGTGAGAAGCGGCTTTCTAGGCACAACAACCTTCTATTCGATCTGATCTACGGTGTTAGAAAGGAAGAAGGATCCGACTATCCAAAGACTCTCATGCTCCATTTCCCGTATGATTCCATGAATACGCTGATCAATCTGATCTATGAAGCTTCCAATAGACACGACTGCATATCGATTAAAATAACTCTCTATCGCATGGCACAGAACAGTCGAATTGCAGCAGCTCTTGCATACGCCGCGTCTAGAGGAAAAGAGGTTATCTGTCTTTTAGAACTCAGAGCCAGGTTCAATGAATCCTCGAATGTGGACTATAGCGAATACTTTGAGAAGAGTGGTTGTAAAGTATTCTATGGTCTTCCAGACTATAAGGTACATGGAAAGATGTGTTTGATTGAGGGACAAAATTGGACCGTCAGTGCTGTGGGAACTGGAAATTTCAATGAAAAAACTGCCGAACTCTACAGCGATCTTCTCTATATCAAAAGCGAACCCAAATTATCGGGTAAGATGCTTGGGATGGGAGATGAGCTCAAAACCCTCTTCACCAATCTATGCTCCGGTATTGAGAACGGCAGTCTTACGTTTGTTCTGTCTGGTCCGAACAAGATCAAACCGCATCTTCTTAGGCTGATGGACAAGGAAAGGGATCTTGGTAAGGATGGGTATATTTGTCTAAAGATTAATGGCCTCGATGATCATGATATCATAGATAAGATCATAGAGTGTGACAGAGCTGGAGTTCGGATAGATCTGATCGTCAGGGGTATATGCTGCTTGACCACATCCAACCTCAAGAATACCCGCATCATCAGTGTGATAGGAAGATATCTGGAGCACTCTAGAATTTTCTGGTTCGGTAAAGAGCTGTCATGGAGTTCCGTATATATCGGATCAGCGGATCTTCGAACTAGAAATCTTGATCATCGAATCGAAATTCTCGCAAGAGTTACCGACCTCAAGAGTAAACACATGCTGAAAAGACTTTTAGATATCCAACTTGACCTATCCAATGACCACTATCAGATGCTTTCTGACGGCACTTACCAACACCAGGGGTTCAATGATACTCAGAAGCTAATTCAGGATTGCATGGATATCTATGACTTCGGAGAGTGAAGACTTTAATAAAAATGAAGAGTGCGACAATCAGGTCGCACTCTTCATTTTTTTATCGTAAATCTCGAAAATTAGGTCAAAAAACATTTCCCTAATTCCTAAGAATAGATAATTTCCTTATTTTTTTGGAGGTGAGAATCATCGATGTCTATCAATCTTTCTCAACTTCTTCTGCAAAATGGTATTTTCCATGCGGCCACAGAAGCAGCAGAAGATGAACTTCTTCATGAGATCAAAGCTAAAAACGTTGGTTCCAAATCTCTGGATCCAAACGCTCCTATGGAAGTTGATCTTATCACAGATAGAATCATCATGAACTCTAATCTGAAGCCCGTTACGGATCCGATCTCCTTTTCTGGAAATATTCCGACCGATGGCGGACTCTTTTCTCCTCTGATTTTTGGAAGAACTCCGGATGAGCAAAATAGGCAATTTGCCTATATTGATCTCAATGGAAAATTCTTTCATCCCTTTATATTTGAAATTCTCGACAATCTCATGCCAAAGAAGTTCAAAAAATGTGCATCCGGCGAGGGCTCTTGGACCCTAGACCAGAATGGCTATCTTGTGGAGCTTGATAAGGAAGATAGAGACTACGACAGGATGAACAACGGTATCGACTGGCTAATCTCTGTCTTTCCAAAAATGAAATACAAGGAATCCAATTCTCTAACCCGTAGAGATAGGATCAAACTCCTTAAGGATTTCAAGCCACAGGATTGTATCATCAGTAAATGGCTAGTAATTCCAATTAAGTATCGTGATGTGGATAAAAATGGTAGTACCCACGTACTACCTGATCTCGATGTCCACTATAATACGATCATTCGCTATGCGAATAGCCTCAAGGACAGCGCATTTGGATTCTTCAACTATGCGGTTAAATTTAATCTCCAGAACGAACTAGTTTCCATTCGTAAGTATGGACAATCTCTCCTGGAGAAAAAACATGGGTTCTTTCATAAGGCAATCCTTGGAAAATCTATCGACAGGGGATCTCGAGATGTTATTTCGGTTCCTTCTTTCAGAGGATTCCAAAAGCCGGAGGATAATCCCATCGACATGTTCCACTCGGGGATTCCTCTAGCCAAATGCCTTATCGTTGGCTATGACTTTATTATGAGATACTGCCTGCAGTTCTTCGCTGATAACTTTAGAAACCGGACAGAATATCCGGTATATAAACTCATCGACGGAGAATATAAAATGGTCGATAGCGTTCGTATCACCGACCAGCTTGAAAGATTTACAACCAGCTACATGGAAAAGAAGATTAACCGGTTTAAAAACTCTCATGCCACTCGTTTTGAACTTATTACGATCAAGACTGTGGATGGAGCAGAAATTCCAATCCATATGGCGGGTCAGTTTAAGTCACTAAGGCCTGGTTCTCCAGAGGCATCGACGATACTAAATCGTCCTATGACCTGGACAGATCTTTTCTATCAGGCAGCTGTCAATACCCTATCTGATAAGTATGTCTATATCACCCGTTATCCTATCGAAGGATATAACTCGATATTTCCATCTCTCTGCCTTCCTATGAGTACCATTGACACAATTCCTGCAAACATCACAAATCTGGATGGTACCGTTACAGAATATGAGAGATATCCCATCATTGATCTTAAGCTTCCAACGGATAAGATTTCGAACAAATTTAACGATACCGTAACTATCTCGGACTTGTTCTTGGATGCTATCGGCGGGGACTACGATGGTGATACCGTGAGTGTTAAACTATGCTTCTCTATTGAAGCAAACGAGGAAGCAAAACAGGTATCCGAATCCGTGAAAAACTTCATTGGTCAGGATGGTAGTCTGATCAGAGGTGTTTCTAAGGAAGCATACCTTACATTCTATAATATGACACGGAATGCTCCAGTCGGGAAAAGACTTTCCGACAATCAGAAACGTGCTCTTCTTAATATCAAAAAGAGTGATCTCACCGTTAAAGAGATAACAAAGTTGTTCGGCTACTCTACCAACGCCAGCTCTAAAGATAAAAAGGCAGCTTTCCAGGTCAAAGATCCGGAGTTCAATCTAAGAGATTTCTTTACTCTTAGAGCTGGTGAATATACCAATCAAACAGAGACTGAGACCACAGTAGGAAAGTTTCTATTCAATAAGCTCATGATCGAAGGTACTGAACTTACCAAAGTTGTACCCAATGGTTACTATAATGTGGAAGTCGATGCGGGAGCTATGAAAAAACTTTCTAAAATGGTAGCAAACGGGTGTATGCAGGGTATCTATGATGTGGTGCCCACAATTCCGGACTATCTGAAGAACTATGAGTTCTGGGGTCTCTGTCTGGTAACAATTTTCTCCCCAAGCTATTCCATTGAAACTATCATGCCTAATAGAAAGCTTGAGGAAAAGAAACGTGAACTACTTAAGAGTGCGAGAAGTCACAATCTAAACGATCTAACACAGGTCGAAGATCAGCTTTTGGAAGAAGCTAAGAAAGTTCTTGCTGGCACTCCTGGCATGTACATGTTTAACTCTGGAGCTAGAGGTAGTTTTAGCACCGACTATAAGAACATGATGCTTGCAATCGGATCGGTGGAGAATCCTATCACCGGAGAGGTCGACTTCATGAAATCCAGTTATATCGATGGAATTAAGAAGGAAGACCTACCCGCTGCAGCGAATTCTATAGTGAATGCTGAAGTCCCTAAGGCATTGGGGACCGCTAACTCAGGTTACATGGTTAAACAATTTTACGCTGTATTTCAGTCCGTAACTCTAGATGAGCATGGAACAGATTGTGGTTCTACTAGAGGTCTAGAGGTTGTTATTACAAAAGATAATCTTGAAGATTATATCGATCAATACCTAATCGATGGTACTCGGTTGATTTTGATCACTTCTGAACTTCCTAGCAAGTACATGAATCATTCTGTACAGGTTAGAAGTCCAATGTATTGCACTTCTGGAAAGCTATGTAACAAATGCGCAGGAGAGCGATATTATAAACTAGGCATCATGAATGCTGGTTTGGGAACAAACCGTCTTGGTGGTAATCTTGGAAATGCTAGCCTAAAGCTTCGTCATGACCTAAGAATCAAGATGGATAGAATCGATGAAAAAACTGTTTTGAAATAACAAAAATGCTTACCTCCTTCTATATATAGACAAATGATTCAGTGGTGTATTAATCTTAAGAACGTCACTAAATACAATTGTCTTTCCTATAGAAGGAGGTATTTTTATTGTGGGAAGACCACCTCATGATCCATCAAAGTATATCGGTAAACGATATGGTCGTCTAACCATTATAGGGTTTGACCATACTGTTTATATTGATATCAAACATCGCTTACATTATTACAAATGTAAATGTGATTGTGGAAACGAAATCATCACATCATTTAAATCTCTATCAGATGGTAGTACACTATCATGTGGCTGTTATAATCGAGATATCAATCGAGAACGTGCAAAGTATATTAATTATAAACATGGCTTATCAAAACACAGACTATTCCATATATGGAGTAACATGAAAGCTCGTTGTTACAACCCAAATAACGGAAGTTACATTGACTATGGTGCTAGAGGTATTAAAGTCTGCGATGAATGGCTAGCAGAATTTAAAACCTTTTATAATTGGGCTATATTACATGGCTATTCTGATGATCTATCAATTGATAGAATTGACTATAATGGTAATTATGAACCGTCTAACTGTAGATGGGTTGGAGATAAGCTTCAACAATCCAATCGAAGAGATAATGTTTATATTACTTACACCCATGATTACTCTTCAATAGGAAAGGGTAAGCTATACGATACATTTACCTTGTCAGACTGGGCAAGGATCTGTAAAGTAGATAATTCAATATTCACTTATCATCTCAAACATAGAAATGGGAGATCGGTCAATGAAATCATTGATTATCTATTAAACCGTGATATTAGTAAATCTGGTAGGCAACGACTTGGATATATTGTCCCAGATAATATAATTGCTTTTCCAGATAAATATGAACAAAGTATACACGACTAAAAAATAACCCGGTGTAGGAAAGAACCTACACCGGGTTATTTAACATAAAAAGATCGCCGCGGGAATCATACCCGCGGCGATTCTGATCGGCCATCTAGCACGACGATCACATCGCAAACCCTGCAATTAGCGGGGTTACAAGAAACAGGCTCATTGGCCCGTTCAACGTTGGCGACAAAGCCGGTGTCTTACCCAGCCTACATACAGTCGTTGATGGCTCTTCATGGCGCGCCAAGATCGGTGCCTATGGAGCTGAACTTATGTCCAGTCTACAGTAGCAGCTCACCTTTATCTGGTAATGCGGCCGAAGAGAGGCTTTCCCGGTTTTGATACCCGGGAGATGTCTTGGTCGCACCATTTACATATGTGTTATGCTCATTTTATTTTTTTAATTACAGTAATCGCTTTCTTAATATTAAACACTCTGTATATCGAATCTCTATCGAGAGAAAGACGATTAGTCAACATATTTTCAGTCGAAATCAACTTTTTCCAGATGGATCTTATTTCTCTTTCTTGCTCTCTACTAACACGAATTACAGGATTTTTTAGATAAAAATCCTTATCAAAGGAACCTATAACTCCTAAAACTTCAGAATGTAAACTCTTTAATCGATCAATCAATTTCCAATCTAGATTGGAGAGATAGTACGAAGATTGAAATTTTCCAGATCTATATATCTTCAGACATCCATCCTGTGTAACAAATTGATGAAAAATAGGCTTTGACGGTCTTACCCATGGTCTTATAGATTGTAGCATGCTCTATCAACCTCCTGATTATTTGAATATTGAACGCACTTCATAAATTTATATCATATCTTCAGAAATAAGGGTTATAAAAAATATAATACTGTGAGTTTATAAACTCACAGTATTATATTTTATCGTTTTCATATTAAAAAAGCGGAGTGGAAACTATATCCACTCCGCTGGTGTAGCTGGCCACCGATGCGTCAGGTCCGATTTTCAGTCGTATATTATTCATACGAAAACGACACTGAATATGAACCCCTCTAATAGAAAAGAGGTGATCCATGGTGTTGAAAATAAACAACTGTTTCAACGGACCTGTAAAGGGTCTGGCGAGGGATAACCTCATGAAACAACTTACCGGACCATTTCAACTTAAAAAACCGTCCGGGAATGTCATCCCAAATCAACTGCTTCTATTGAGGAAACCCAAGATGGTGCAATACGACATTGAAGTCGAAATCACCGTCAGAGAATCACTTACCATCGTTTGGTGAGTGATCTATGCAGGTCTCGGGTGAGCCGAATCTCACCCGAGACCAAATCTATCGGAGACCATTGAATAATTGTTACGATAATTTTTTTGTAATAGATTACAACAAATCGAAAATCCAGGGGTTCAACAGTGGGGTAAAGTTAATCCCTTCATGACTCTATAAGGAAGGAGATAGTAACATGCAGAGTCTACTTGCCTATGCAAACGGCTCCATTAGTGGAATTTATGGCTGCATTGGCTATACACTACAGGAAATGATAAAGCAGGAATTTGCAAAGGACTTTTTCAAATATACCTCTATGGCGTCTGAACTTGCAACTCGTAATGTGAGGCGTGTTCTCGGGGCAAACTCTGGAAAAGAAATTGCCAAGAGAATTAAACCGGAGTTGATCATTCAACCGACATTCGCAACCATGGACGAAGGCGGTCCAATGCAAGGAATTCCTCTAACCACAAATTTTCATAATCTCCAGTATCGAACGGATAAGAACTATCTGCTTGAAGCGATTCGTGATAAGAAAAACGGATATGCCCTCAAGTTTAGGATGAACAGGGATAAGATAGACTACGATGTGACAATTAATTTGGACACATTAGATCAGCAGATCAATGTCTACAAGATGATGCAGAATAAATTTGTCTGGGGAATTACCCAGGCAAAACAGGTTGCGTTGGAATCTGTCATACCAAAGAGATTGATTGGAACCATATCTAAACTCTGTGGTATGGATCTCGATGAAAGTCTTGACTACATTCCCATGCTCATTCGAAGGCTCAACAGCTGTTCTGGCTATCCTATCACCTATAAGGTTAGGAATGCTAGTGCAACGGACGAGTGGTTTCTCTACTACACACATAGAGTATGCTTCACTTTTCAAGATCTGACCCACGAAAGCGGTATGAAAAAGAACATGAGCGAAGATCGCTATCCGATCACATTTCGAGTTAGCGCAGAGTTTAATCTTCCTGGATGCTATTTTCTGGAAGCACTTCGTAACATGGATCTTACCGTATCCGCAGATCTGGTTTCTAAAACGGACTATGGATCAGATTACGATACCATGTTCCCACTGTTTACCATCCCAAATATTCTAAACCGTTTTCCTGCAGAGAAAAATGGGATGCAACTCTATGGAACCTCGATTTTTAAAACCGATCCTCCGAAAGATCCAAAAAATCCTCCAATGGAAGATCGTATATCTCTGCAAGGTCTGCTTGATAACGACCATATTCGGGTTATCCGAACCCACATATCCTGGAAGATGAATCCAGCATCACTTTTGGCTGTAGAGGTTCTTAAAAACAACGAAGATCTCGTATATGGTCGAGATTTCGAGATAGATTGGAATAGTTTAGATCTTGTCGTAAGATATCCAGATCAGAATTCCACCTATCGGATAGCGATGTACTTTAACTACACCACAGTCAATGAGATTCTTAATAATGATACCTATGCTAATGCATATGATGTATCTCAACTCAAGGTAAATGAGATGCCTGAACAGACCAAAGATGGCGTCTATATTCCCATTCAAGGTACACCTATCGCGGGTAGAGCTGACGAACTGGTTGATGAAAATGATCCAAGGAGTGGACAGCCGAACATCGATACACTACATCCTCTTGAAGAGGAGCCATCTCCAGCAGACATTCACAACCTTGGAGTACTCGATCCGCTCATTCGAGAAACCATCGAAAGGAAGCTTAAAACTCCTCCGAAGAGTGATAAAGATTCCTGTCCTCCCCCACCGGAAACACGGAAGAAATTCCACTCTGAAGCAAATTAAAAATCTAGGGAAATGTGGCATTCTACGGTCACATTTCCCTATTTATACCTGATTTTAGAGCTTCAACAACCCCTTAAAGCCAGAAGATTGACTTCAAATGAAAGGAGGAATTTTGTTTGAATGAAGAGTCTTCTTCTAATGACCTGAATCTCGAGGGATCCTCCAATGTAAATCAAAACAGTAACAATGGCCCCATAGATGGAGATTCGATATTCGTCGAATTTCGTCCAAATGCCAATCTTCCTGTTTATCCAACCTATGCTACCCAGGTGATCAACGGTATTAAATATAAGGTGTATCTAGAATCCAGCTGGGAGCAAATAACAACTGCAGACGGTGTATCTCTAAAGGATCTAATCAACTCTCTTCCGGTATATGAAATTCCCGAATACTATCATTACAAAGGCTATCTTCGTAATAAACCGAAAAAGAGTGCGATGGAACAGCTTCTGGAAATAACCAATCCTATGCTATTGGATGTATATCTGGTAGAACGGGACTATGCTGCAGATGGAGATCTTGTTTCCGAGATCTATACCTGGTATGGAAATGGCAGTGGTTGGATATACATGGGATCTACAAATCCGGTTGGAACGATTCGACACGCTCTACCCGGAATTCTTGCTATGATTCCAGAAGAACTTGGAGAGCCATCCGATTTCCTTCTTGTAAATGAAGATGGAAATGGTATAATCTGGGCTAATCCTCTCAGAGATCATAACATCGATCCGACTGCCCACCCGGACATTCGGAAACTGATTGACGATATTGTCAAACCGAAGATTCGCTACTTTAACGATATTCTTAGCGCTGAAAATTGGGCATACAACCCGATTTCCGAGTACTATGAATACGACTATAGCAGTGAGAACATTCCTGAACTCGGATATTTCGAAATTACACCAATGGTGGATGATCTAGAGTTATCCGAAGAGATCAGAAAGGCAGAGGTTAATCCTGCCTATCCAATTGTATTTTCCGAAACTGGAATTCCACACGCAATCGTTCGCGCAAACTATCCTCCCCAACTGGATATTCCTATCTCAATCCATGTCCTTGGACAGGTTGAAGATGTCGAACCCGATTCCAGTGGAAACTAAGATCAGAGATTATTTTTTAATCAAATATATGAGATGAATCAATCTAAAAAAGGAGTTGATTTCATACAATGGCTAGTCCTCTCTATGGACCATTTGCATTACCTGTTCCTGCAAATGCGATCACGTCGGCTGACATAGCGACCGAAAGTAAGGTCGGTGTTGTTAAGAGCGTATCCGCTAGTAGCTCGAACGCAAATAAGGTAACCGTTGCCGCAGATGGCACAATGTCCATTGGCTATCTCGATCCCTCAACTCTAACCGGCGCTGTCGGAGATAGTAACAAACTTGGTGGTGTTGCCGCTTCCGACATCCTCGTTCAATCTAGCGGTTCTAGCACCGCTAAGGTTAAGAATGCTGCCGCTGCAGATGCGCTTGCAACTGCAATCACTTTTACCGTTGGTACTTCTAGTGGTGATGGCTACGGCCAGGTCACCGATCAGAATCTTTCTTCCAGCGTCTCGATTCCCTTCTCTCTAAAGACCCAGTCCGGTCTGTCTGCCGGAACCTACACAAAGGTCACCGTCAATTCTAAGGGTGTTATTACCGCTGCCACGACTCTGTCCGCAACCGATATTCCCAATCTTACCATGTCCAAAATCACCGATGCCGGCTCTCTTGCCACAAAGAGCGCTGTGTCTGAATCCGATTTTGACTCCTCGCTCGCAGCGAAAGTTGCAGTGTGGGATACGGTTAGCAATAAAGCGGATGCGGCAACCACTCTGGCTGGATATGGCATCACCGATGCCTATACGAAGACTGAGGTCGATGGACTCATTTCCGGTGCCCTTCATTACAAGGGAACCTATACGACCTTTGCAGAACTGACGGCCGCCGTCGCTGCTGGTACGATCACTCCCGCAGATGGTGACGTCTACAACATCACCACTGCCGGTGGAACGGACAGTCGCGGCACCAGTATTAAGGCTGGTGATAACGTTGCTGCCTACAATGTTGATACCTCCACAAGTCCCGTCACCTGTAGCTGGGACGTGCTAGGTGGTACTACCGATCTGAGCGCATATCTGCTCGCTGCAACCGCGGCTAGCACCTATGCAACGATCACCAATTTCAATGCTCTAAATGAAGAGGTTATGGGTTCCGATGGAACCGGTGCCACATCCGGTATCAAAGCTACCGTAACCAAGCTTGATGGTGCCGACACGGTTACTGGATCTGTCCGTCAGCTGATCAAAGCTGCAAAGGAGGATCTTGCTGGTGATATTGAAGATATCACGGAAACCAACGGTATCATCGATACCAGAATCGCTACGCATAATAGTGCGTCCGGTGCCCACTCCACCCTTTTTGCTGCAAAACAGAATAAGGCGATCAACGCATCTGCATCCTTCGCAGTTTCTGATTTTGTTGCCAACACGGATACGTCAGTTGGTGCCACCTACATGGCATCTAAGACCATCAGCGCTCTATCCAGCGCCAAAGATTACGTCTGCTCTTTGTCTGTTGCTCCTGCCTCCGTGGCTACCGTTCTTGCTGCGAAGTTTATCGCAATCAACAAAGTCAACGCTGGCGTCCTGACCGTATACTGCGACGTTGTTCCCACCGCCTCCGTAACACTTAACGGTCTCTTTACCGAGATCCAGTGATCTATCAATATCTATCTTGGTAGAAACACAGAAATAAAGTGTAAAGGAGGGGATGGTCAAGAATGGCCCAGCGATATGGGGGACTTTCTCTCCCCAATCCGACCAGAACCAGTAATCTAAGCAATGACTCAAGATTTCTTTCTATCCATGATTACGTTCTAAATTCTTCAGTCCTCTCCGGAGGTACGACTCTAACTATCTCTGATCTACCACAAGGAGCGATCATTATCCGAATTGATATCCGGGTAAGCACCGCTTTTACGACAAACCCAGATTCGCAGCATAACATTAAAGTTACAAATGCGGCTGGAACGACGATTCTCATGGATAATGAATGGAATGATCCCAACGTGGTCGGAAACTACTCTACCGAGTGTTACCACACGATTTCTGGTAACATAAAGGTTACCCACGATCTATCAGCATTGACCGCTGGTTCAGCGGTTCTTCGATTCCATCTATACGAAATCAACAGCTAGACAATGAAATGGGTCCTATGGTTTTCCATAGGACCCATGTTTTATTCTAACATCTTGGTAATCAAAGGTAGAAAGGAGGATCTGTGATGATTCCTCATGAAAATATGCTATTCAGTAGGAAAGATGATCAAACTGAGACCGTTGACATGATGATTGGAGACAGTCTAAAGCAGTTTTTAGTCTCCATCCACCATCAGTCCTCCAGAATGACATTGATTGATCCGAAAACCGGTGAAAGGTTTGATATCAATCTCGATAAAAACTTTCCGGTTTCAAAGCGAATCAATGATCTCATTGAACAGAGTTTTTCTCTACCGAGAGCAAAAACCATTCAAACTGAAATTACCGAGATCTATGATCTCTCTACAGAATCTAATATAATCATTAGACTCCCCGAAGACACGATAGTTAGTAAGATAGAAATTATGATAGACACTCCCTTTAGTTCAGCTAACGGGATGCAACACAACATTGTTATTCGTGGAGCTAATGAAGAAATCCTTGTACCAGAAACCTGGAGTGATCCGAATATCGCTGGGGTCTATAGTTCTACTCTAAACTACCAGGTTGGTAAAAATAACTACATCGTTATAGAGCACGATCTCAAAGACACGATCACAGGTAGTGCTACTATTAAGCTCCATGAATATAGGCCTCTACTTTCTTCCGAATACTGTATCGATAACCTTGCGTGAGAATAAAACGGATTGTGGAATGATATCCACAATCCGTTTTTAATTTGTTTATTGACCAGACTTGCAATAGTATTTGCTATTGATTGCAAGAAACTTTATAAAATCCGCCAATGCGTCTGGACCTGCGTTCTTCGAGTGTAGTTTATTACGGATCTGATTGTGTTCTCGGTTCATAACCTTTGTCATACTATGGACCTTTGATGTCCGTATAACAACAATCGGAGGTTTATCTTTCGTATTAAAGATCTCTCGAAAAACTTCATCGAAGAAGATCTGAACACCTTCCACAATGAATTTGGTATCCTGATGCTCTTTAGCGTATTCAATAAAGTATGTCATAAATTGACGCATGACATCCTGATAGTATTTTGGATCAGCTGCCCAGTAGTCGATTGAAAAGTCATCGAACAGCTTTCCCAGCCAATCAAAGATGATTTTATCTCCCGCAGCTACAAACGGATTATCATCCTTTTTACCCACATACCACTGATAGTTCTCCAGCTTATCCAGTTCAACGATTACAACTCCTGTACCACTAGAAGCTTTCGTTTTAGCAAGCTGCTTTGCGTAGTATCCCTTACCACCACCAGATAAACCGGTAATATATAGGATATTTTGATCAGAATATCGATTCACCCATTCGTCGACTCTATACATTATTGGGCCGGGATCAAATAGGACTTCTTCTGTAGCTATCGTATATTTTAGTAAATCCATTTCAGATTACCCCATTTCAGTCTGTGTTTTATTACTAGATCTGTTAAAAATAGACAGACACCATACGCGGTGTGGGCGCTGGTATCGTTTGCAAGGCCACGGTTGGTCACATAAGCGAAACCCGCCGAAGATAGTAGACACCACGCATGGTGGAGGGGTTACCGTCGTTAGCATCGCCAGAGTTGTACACACGAGCGAAACTCTCCGAAAATAGGCGGACACCACGTAAGTTGTCGGCGTAATGGATGATGAGGGTAAGGCCAATGTCGTGCGCATAAGCGAAACCCGCCGAAATTAGATGCAGACGAGCACCAAACGAGCCGCTGGCGCCGTCGTAGGTGGAACGACCGCCAGTGTAGCTCACATTAGTGAAACCCGCCGAAGTTTTTAATTTTCTTCTCTAAAACGGGACGGACACCAAACGCGGTGGAGGCGAGGCCGTAGTAGTGGCCGGCAGTGCCATTGGAGTACACAAAAGCGAAAGTCGCCGAAGCCACGATATGAAATGGACACCATCCGTGGTGGTGGCGCGACTGGAGAGGGCAAAGCTAGTGGTGGCCATAAAAGCGAAACTCGTCGAAGTTAAATATAGAAGGACACCAGTCGAGCTGACGGTATAGTGGTAGTAGGCGCTACCATTGCTGCTCATATAAGCGAACAACGCCGAAGTCACGATGTGATATGGACACCAAGTGTGTTGAGTGCGGCGCGGTCGGCACCAGCATAACCAGAGCTACCTACACGAGCGAAAATCGCCGAAAATGGATGAACACCATGTGTGTCGTGGGCGGTGTAGCTGCGAGCACAGCCATCGTCGCGTATACGAGCGAAAGTCACCGAAGTTCTTGAATTATAGGGCCGATCAACACTTTCTTAATGCATAACTCTAATCATCAATAGAAAGGATGGTGAAAAACCTTGCCTAACGGTAATAGGAACTCTCGTTCTAGAAAAAATAGAGATCCTAAGGTCAACTCTCAAGTAGCTGCACTTGACATCGCTGCAAAAAAGTTGATCGGTAGCATCGATGATGGATATAACGAGCGACAGCTTCTTTCTTCTAAAGACAGTCGGGTACAGGATATCATCAATTCCGAATTGGAACTTTCTAAGGGAATTTCCGGTGGTAATATCGTAGATTTTATCGTTTCGATGACAAAAGATGCGGCCACACGAAATGGAACCAACCCCGAAGAAATTGACCCATATAATCTATTTAGTGAAGACGTGGGTAACATCTTTGGATATTTCCAAGAGATGTACAAAAATCGATACATCGAGCTCAGTGACCTACGTTTTATCACAAAGTTTATCCCGGCCATCGGTGAAGCTGTAAAGACCACTCTCGATTCGATCGTATCTGCAGATGATTTTTCAACGTCTATCTCCAGAAATTTGGAATTTGGCTCTGGCCTGTCTGACGAGGAACGTGTTCAGGTTGAATCCGAAATTCATCGTATCGAGAGGGAAGAAAAACTCCTAAAGAAACTTCGTAATGTGGTCTATAAAAAGGCTCTTGTCAGTGGTAATCATTATGTATATTGCATTCCCTATGCCGAGCTATTCTCAGAATACGATCGTCTTCTAAAAGAGGGTAGAATTCGTGATAACATGCTCGTCAATCAGGCAATTGCAAGAGGGCAGATGCGGAATGCTAAAGCTGGTTTTAACATCAAATCTCAGGATAAGGAATTTGCTGCTCGATATGCTGGAGAGAGCGGTGGAACCGTTGGAATTGATGCGGATGCGGACCCCTATGAGTTTGATCCCGCAATTGAAGCCATTATCAGAGAAACCTATGATGTAGAGACAAAGATACCATTTGTCAATACTTCGGGAAAATCTAGAGATAATGAAGAAGCGAATAGAACCTTCAAAAGCGATCTTGTAAACGCCTTTGAGCAGTGCTATGCCGTTGACTCTGAGGTTTTGATTGAAGCTCTTGAAGGTGTTATTGAAGCTTCGGTCTCCGCCGTTCATGAATCAATCGAATCTCCCAGTCAAAATGCAGTAAAAAATAACCTTGCACACTATCGAGAAGTGTTTGCTGGAAATGGGGTAATGCCGGAAGATGCGTTTACTCCAGATGCCACTGCACAGCTTAACCGAAATCTGTATGGTACTCCGGAAAAGTTCAAGACCGCGGGTTCATACATAAAACTCATTGATGCAAACAGCATTGTTCCAGTAAAGGTATTTAACCAGGTTATTGGATACTTCCATGTGCACGATATGACTGCTAAAAAGAAAGCTAGCGCGATTCAAAGTGGAATCATGCAGACAAACATTCTGGCATCCACCTCGAACGTGTTTAGCTCAATCAATGTTCCCGATGATAGTCGACAGAGAGCAACACAGGCTATTGTCAATGCTGTCTGTGATGGCATTCTAACAAACTTCTCTTCGAAGTTTGTGAATAAAAATGCCGATTTCAAACGATTGATCGGTGACTGTATCGTAGCCAATGGATTTGTAAATACGTCGTTCCAGATCCAGTTTATCCCTGCTAAATACATTATCTCTTTCTCTGTCAATGAGGATGAAGATGGCATCGGTCAGTCAATTCTGCAGGATGCTCTATTTCCTGCAAAAATGCTCCTATCTACGATCGTTGCCAAGCTCCTTCTCTATATGAACAAGTCCGGAAATAGGACAATCGCCTATGTGCGAAGAGGCCCAATCGATCGTACAAGTAACAATCAGATTCAAAGGGTCATTAGAATGATTCAGGAGAGCAACATCACATTCTCTGATCTTCTCTCAACGAATCTGTCCTTCTCCAAATTTTCTAGATACGGGAACCTTCAAATTCCAATGTCTAGAAACGGTGATCGGCTCATTGACTTTGAGACCCAGGAAGGTCAAGATGTTGATCTTCATACTCCGATGGAAGAATATCTTGAAAAACTGGCAATCATTGGCACCGGTGTTCCCTCTGTTATCATGGAATACACAGATGCCGCTGACTACGCAAAATCCATCGTAACGGCCAATATCAAGTTTGCAGGCCGTGTTGCCACTCTACAGGCGGATCTTGAAGATCCGACAACGGATCTCTATAAGATGCTCATTGCATCCTCTACTCTATCGGACGATCTGAAGGGAAAAGTTCTACCCGCATTCCAATTTAAACTCTGTCGTCCAAGAGTTCTTACAAACATCAATATGTCTGACTATCTATCTCAGATGGATCAGATCACGAGAGCCATAGCAAGCATGTTCCTAGGTGATCAGGATCAGGGTCCAGATGATGAAAAACTTCGTCGTAAGTTTGTCCAGATCCTAGCTGGTGAGCTTCTTCCCTTCATCAAATGGGAGGATTATATGGAAATGCTTGATAGAGCTCGTATTGAGATCTCCAAAGATAAGGATTTCGATAAGACTTCTGCAGGTGAAGAAGGATCCGATCTAGGAGAAGAATTCTAAACTAAAAAATGAAGTGTGCTACCAAGACGGTAGCACACTTCATTCATTTTCATCCAGGAATCTTGAGAAATCCCGCATAGGTATAGATGTTTCCAAGCTTTTCTTTCTGCTTAAACTTTACGATGATCTTTCCATTTTCTTCGAGATCTTCACGAACTACTCGATAGTAGATACATTCCGTATTCTTAGTATCACCAAGAAATGGTCTAGAAAACATGAGGCGATTTCCATTGGCAATAACTTCACACATTTTCTTTGCGTAGAGATCTGCAGCAAGACCTTCGCATTTGATATACATGTCATCGGGCTCATCGATCAGGACACCCTGTCGTATATTGGACCAATCTGGTACCTTAGAATACGCACTATCAAGTACACTGTCTATCATGTATCCCTGAGTAAAAAGATATACAGAGTATGGCTCCATATCCTGATTAGAGATCTCAACGGTGGCAATTCCATCTTTTGCTTTCCACTCTATAGACGAGAGAGTCTTCTTAAATTTGGTATTAACTGGAGCAATTTCTCCGAGATTGATATACATTCTTCTAAATCTCGGATACACCGTCGGATCGTTAAGCACCATATAGTTGGCAACCTCTGGAATAGCTGCCTGCATGGCGATCACCCCATTATCCAGAAGAAGAGCGTTCGTAGCATGTGATTTCAACAGGCGACAGACAGCGATCACATCTTGATATTCCCTGTTAACATTTTTATCAATTTGCATAGCTTTTCCTCCAAAAACCTAAGATGGGTTTTATACCTCATCTTACATCTTAAAGAACCTATTATGGATCCAATCCATAATATGTGAATAATGTTCATTCATCTTTTTCCACCGGAGCAGTATCCATAGTCTACAGATGGCAATAATGATCAGTGTAACACACATGATGATAAGAGAGGCTATTAGTATGATTACTATAACCTTAGAAAAATCACCAAGAGTTCTGATCGTTTCAAGATCAAATTTAGAGACAAATACGATTATGGCTCCTGCTAGAAATAGATGTATTCCTAATTTCACTATCGTTTCAGTAAGATTCCTTTTCATTCATCATCCCTCCATCTAAAAAATATATGAACTAAATAAATACCCAGGTGACTTCAATGGTCACCTGGGTATTTGTTATTTCTTGTAGATGATGTTAAACGTCAGCTGGTTATCTTCATCGAGAGTTGCTGATACATCTTCGATGCTGTCCTTTTCTGCAAAAACCCTATCGCAGAAATCTAGAAAGGTATGAAAGTTGTCGCAAGCAATTGAAGCTAACATGTTCGCGTTCACACCATCAGATCCATCGGCTGCTATATGCCTGAATATCTCTATTCTATCAGCACTCTCAAGAGATGAGATATCTCCCACGGCAACCTCACCACCCTTCGTCAAAATTTTCCAGGCCCAAGATTCATGTACTCAATAGTTCTCGCATGGCTTCACTCTGTGCAGCGTTCTTATCTTTGAGTCTATTCATTCGATGTTCTCTCAGATAGGCCAGCTCCTTATAGGTCAGACGATAGATGTCCTCCAAACGAAGCTGGCCTCTAAACTCATATAGAATGTCGTCAACGAGACCCATGAAATTCTGAATTACTCGATCTCTGCCATGGAATCTTGGGCTATCAGAAAAATCAGACTATCGATGTTAAGAGTGATCTTGGAGACTCTCCCACAGGTCGGGCATTCGACTTCCATCATAAACTCAGGTCGATAGTAGAACTCTTCACGAACCTTATTGGAAAGAAGATCGATATCTTCTTTGGTGAGAGTTTTGAGGGTTTCAAGAATCAGATCAGGCTTTTCAGCCGATACCGCAACATATTTTCCAGTCTTACCGTTGTAGATGTTAATCTGCTGCATGTAGAGAGCGATCAGGGCATAATATGCCATGACACTGTCATCCTCATTGATGCGCTTGAGAATGTCAAGGGCTCTGGCGACCGTAGGATAGGAGATGTCATAGACGTTATTGCTAAAGGGAGAACGGTACCTACGAACCTTACGCCGCTCCGAGTACATGTCACGAAGAATGACATCGTTGCTCTTATTTGCAAGAATCGAATCAATACGTTCCTTGATACTCTCGGGCACATTGTCCAGCTTAATCAGATTCTTAAGGTTGTAGGAGTGCATCCAGGTATGGTCGCAGTGCTGACAGGTAACGCTTGTTTGAGATTCCTCGAGAGAAGATGCGCAAAGAATCCCAAAGATTGCCATATCGATGTCATCATAGGGGAAAGTGTTGATAAACTCATTATAGCTCATCTTACTTTCACCGGTTTCATTGTAGCGCTTGAGAATGGAACCGCTGATCAGCTTATCGTAGATCAACGAAGCTTTCGTGCTGACGTTTTCATCGAGCTTAGAATCATCATATCGAATGATGTTTACCATCTGTATAATCTGAGCTCCCTTGAAACTGACGAAATCACCAAGCATCGGAAGAGGAACACTGTATTTTGCAAGAGTTCCCTCGATAGATTTGATGTAGTCAGAGATGTGATTCTCGGGAGGATGCTCGAATTCGATCGTCGCAAGATCCACATCTTCAAGTAGAACCAGACGAACCTTCTTTGCCTTTTCAAGCTTCGCGTGTTCTTCCTTGGTCAAACCAAGGTCGTTCACATCCTGGCTCTTGTCGATCACGATGTTTGCCATATTGGGATGATTTTTGAGATAGTCCTCGTTAATCCTATCCAGGGTGGCAACAATTCGATCGTAGGAAGCTTTCTGAGCTTCAGACACACTCAGATGAACCTGAGTAATCAACGTTTTAAATTCGGTTTCAACGCCGGAGAAAAGATCGCGGGTTAGACTCTCATACTCGTTCACAGGAACGCTGATCAGATGCTCGGACATGAGTTTCAACTGACCAGAACTAAAACTTCCATCAAGGTTGAAAAGTAGAGAATTGTACAGAGATTCGTTGTCAGAAGCTGCCGGAATTCCAGGAATTGCCGGAGATTCCAGAGCACTCTGATCCAGACCAAAATTAGTTGGAGCCGGAGCGGGCTGCTGATTGGATGCTCTCATTAGCATTTCAGCACCGGGATCAATCCCCATATTCGGCTGGGTAGGAATATTTTGAGGAACCGGAACAGGAGCAGGAGCCGGTTTTGCATAGACCGGAGTATCTCCAACCATGGTTACATCATAGATCTTTGCCTGTGCAAACAGTGGATTACCCTGCCTAGGAGTAGCCTCTACGGTAACGCCATTGGGCTCGGTATTCTGTTGCTGTTCATAGACCTGGGGAGGTTCGGTTTGAGGCGCCTGATCCATAATCGGTCGGCCTTCAGCCGCCGCAACAGCCATATCACGCAGGCTATTCATTCCTTCATCTATCATTATATATTTCTCCTTTCTAGGAAAGATTACCAGGATATATCAAAATCAAGAAAATGTCTTGAACTGGGGCTTGCATTAACAGCGATAACGGAAGTTCCCTCACCCTGTCTTCCAAGATCAAAGGATAGTTGGATAAGCATGATCGTTTCGCCGTTAACCGTCCTTGGCTCAATTGTCACCGCAGTTAGCGGGATGTCACTTAGATAGTCTCGCTGCTGTTGAATGATTTTGGCAGAGAGCTGAGATAGGATATCGTCCATGAAATCATACTGATAGCTCTCAATGCCAACACCCATATCCGGAAGAGATGGGTATGTACCAGGTTCCATGAAAATGAGCTGTAGCATCAGCTGTGACCAGGCTTTGATTCCGGTTAGTTCGGTAGGGTTATCAAAGGAATTTATACTGAGCTGAAGCTCTTTCTTATTTGATTCGAGGACACTGGTTGCACTAATCATTTGGCTTTTCACCACCAAATCATGTTAAAATGATCGGTTTAAATGAATGATAATTATAGCATTGTGTTGAAGTTTCAAAAATTGGACATTTGAGAAAGCAAGCTTCCTAAAAACATCGACTTAATTACGGAAACACTCCATGAAAGAACAGGAGATGATATATTTTGGCACGTATTCTCAACGTTGAACATGTTGGATATATCGAATCGACGATCGATATCTATAGTAAAAATAAAATTGGCCAATATTCAAAGTTCCTAAATTCAACACCGACATTTGTCACCTATTATCATCGAAACATGGTAAGATCTAGACAGGATGTTGGCACTGGAGCAATCGAATCCGAACTCGGACCCAGATCTCCTATTCGGTTTAATAAAATTCTGAATTTCCCCATCTATAACATTCCTCAACTGAACCCTCAGAACGTGTATGATGAAACGGGCTATGACATTGAACTTGAGATCAATGACGCTGTAATCCTTCCCAACACGATCAAGCCCTGTGAAGGTGACTATTTCATCATCAAACTGCCTGGTACCAGAGAATATCTGTTCAGAGTCAATAACTTTGAGTACAATACGATCCAATCTAATGACTTCTACCGAATCAGTGCGGATGTCAAGGATATTGGTAATGATCTCGAACAGAAGAGAATGACCAATCAGGTCGTGGAAACGTTTCTAACGGTGTTCGATAACATCGGTACTGAAGATCGTTGCTTCCTTAGACAGACGGATGTTGAGTATATCAACTCGATCGCTGATCTATACCATAAGCTAAGGGATTTCTACACCAATGCGTTCTACATCAGAGACCTCAATAGTTTCACTTTCCAGACCGGCCGCTATTCTGAAACCGCTCGACCGATATGGAGATATGATGCATATCTTGAAAATTTCATCAACCTCTCCAATATCTACTATGAGGAGAATAGTGAAAGAGCTCTCGTACTAACTCCGGCAGATGTGATTCCAGATGATTTCAACTTCCAGTTTGATTTCACACTATACCATGCGGTGCTTACAAAAAATATAGAGTTTCTGAGAAGCTATTGTTATCTGGTGACAAAGGTAATCACCATGCAATCAAGCATCTATAACATCATGCACTATTTTGGAGAGTCGGTTAATCTCTATTGCTATAAAAAACCAATTAATGGTGGAGATTCCGGTTCTTCGAAGTGTCTATGCTGCACGGTTCCTAAAAATACAAATGGATCCGGTGAAGTGTGGTATGACATGAATCCTCTTCCGAAGTGTACTCCGACATGGGATCTGTCCGATGGCCTGGAATATTTCAGTCATGAATTTCTACAAGCCATACTCTGTAAAAAGCTTGATACGGATGAGTATTTTGAGCTGATCATCTTTAACTACCTGCATAACATTTCCATGCGCTATGACCGAACTCTGATCATAGATAGTCTAGATAAGGATGAGCGTACGTTCTATTTTCTTCCAATGATCATCTATATCCTCGGTACGAAATATAAGGATTATTTCGTATCTGAAGATGAGATTGAAGTGTAAAAAACAATAGGATAGAGCCGGAGGATATGCGGGTGTCTTCTAGCTCTGACCTCCATTTCTCAAGTTCCGGGGTTGGCCTCTTCGGAATGGGATTTTTCTTCACTGGAAAAGGACAGGATCGTGATGATCCTGTCCTTTTCCCTCTGCCATCAGATGGCCTTCTGTTTCTCGTTCCACTGGTCCACAACAGACATATGACCCTTTCCCTGCCAGTAAATAATGTTTTTACAACTCTTACAACCAACCCATCCATGGGAGAAAGGTGTGTTGATAATCTTCTCTTCAGCAGGGCTACCGCAGGTCTTACAAGGTTCGAGCTGATATTTCTTTTTCTTTGACACTCTTCTCACTCCTTTCAATATGACAATACATCATTGAGATATGGGATTTAAACGGGTAAAAACAGATTCTATAATACCAATCTGAAAAGTCAGTCCAATTGAAAGGAGAATTGACAAATGCCCAGCAATTTTTCTCTTTTAGATGGTCTCGCAGAGGAGCTAAAGATTCCGGCTGCCGAGTCTCTATCTGAATATTTCGATGCTCCCGACGATGATCTGCTCGATGCGATTGAAGCTACCATCGACGAGGAACTAAGTGACGCGGATATCAAGGCTATCCTTGATGATGAGAACGATGACAATGAAGCCGCTGACGTTGAAGAGGATGATGAAGATCTTCAGGCAATTACAGATGACGCTCTTGACGAAGACCTCGGAGTGCTTGAATCTCTCATGAGAGGACTCTAAAAATCGATATTTTAAAACGCTACGTAGTACGCCTCATAGAATGGCGCTACGTAGCGTTTTATTTGTTTTATAGTGTCCTCAAACCCTTATTTTATGGGGTTCTATGAATTTAATTCTAAACATTTTGACAATAGACGTAATTTTAAATCCTATCGAAAGGAGGATTTTTTTGGATGTCTACAATACTAAATCCCGAGTATCAGGAAACTACCGTATATAATGACGAATCCTTTTCTGAAACCCAGATGCAAACCGATTCCAGTACGGTATCTAAAGAAGATGAAGATATGTTTGCAAAGTTTGCTAAAGAAGCAGGCAATTACGTTGCAAAGGTATCCAAGAAGAAGCACTACGATTGGCGTACCAAAAATAAATCTTTTCTGGATCTATACCAGGATCTCTATAAACTTGGTGTAAAAAATAATAAGTTCTTCCTTAGAATTTTTGATACAGGTTTAATTGGTGTAGATCCATATTCCCCCGTTCTTCCTAAAGACATGCAGGTGAGAATCATCATCGAATGCATGATCAATCCGTGGTATTGGCTACGGGAAGTTTTACGAATACCCGTGGATGGTCTTCCAATTGAACCCGGTGGTGGAGTTTCCTATAAGATAGACAGGTGCAATGTGGCATGCTGGTATCTATTTCTAAATGGAATAGATCACTATTCATCTAAGCCCCGTCAGCAGGGAAAGACTCAAGACTGCATTGCTAAGTTTAACTATGCCTATCATTTCGCAAACATGTCCTCCACAGCTCTCTTTTTCAACAAAGATCAGGATCAGGCGAATATCAACCTGTATCGATTGAAATGCCAGAGGGACATGTTTCCTCCATGGATGCAGATGCGCTATGTGATAAACGATTCTGGTAAGTTTGATAAGGGAATAGATAATACGAAATCGATTCGAAATCCTGTGAATGGGAACATCATCATGACGATGGGAAAGGCAACATCAAAGGACTCTGCAATGCGTCTTGGTCGTGGTGCAACCGCCTGTTTACAATACTATGACGAATTCGACTTTATTCCCTATCAGACAGAAATTATCAATGCAGCATCGTTCGCCTACTCCACAGCAGCTAGAAATGCGGCTGCAAATAACAGTCTCTATGGAAGAATCTACAGTAGCACACCAGGTGATCTCGATTCTCCGCATGGAAAAAGCGCTTCAAACTACGTATCACATATGCTCAAATGGGATGACCATATGCTAGATACGGATATAAAAGAACTAAAAAAGATTGTCACTGGTCCTTCGTACAATAGAGTAGTGTTTGTAGAATTTGGTTGGAAACAGTTAAAGCTTCCAATGTCCTGGTATGAAGAGCAGTGTGGTCTTGTTAGCTTCAACACCGAGGTTATTATGCGTGAGATTGAGCTAAAGAGAATTCACGGCTCTAGTAACTCACCATTTAAACGAAATGATCTCATCTATCTGATGAATCATGTGAAAGAACCAATTGCACAGGTGGACTATAGTAAAAATCTATGTCCTATTCTCATATATGAGAAACTTAAAGTGAACAAGGTTTATATCATGGCCATTGACCCTTCAGAAGGTTTGGCTCAAGATAATAACGCAATGACACTGATCAATCCATCAACCCAAACGATAGCGGCCGAATTCAAATCTCCGTATATCAGTCAGCCAGACTTCTGTCGTCTGCTTTGCAAGTTCCTTGACGAATATTGCCCACGGTCTCTGATCATACCCGAATCAAATAAGGGTCGTGAAATTATAAACTGCTTCCTGGAAACTCGCTATAGGGAACAGGTATACTATGACGATGGTAAACTTGATAAGCAGGTGATTGAAAAGACCGACCCATATGGTAGACTTAAGGTTGAGGCAATGCAGCGAAGAGCCTTTGGTCTATGGACCGGATCAAACCGTAATCAATACTATGCAATCCTCGAAAATATCATGGAGGAACGTAAAGATATTCTTCTATCAAAATATCTGGTTGAAGATATCTGCGGCCTAATCCGCAAACCCAATGGGAGGGTTGAAGCTGGAGATGGCTCCCATGATGACAACATCATGTCCTATCTGATTGGCATGTTTGTCTACACACAAGCTCCATACGAAAAACTTGAGCAATACGGTATTCGTAGAGGTGCGTTTGATCCATATGATGACGAATCCATTGGAGAAGATGGACGTCCAACGGAAGAAGCTCAGATGAAACAGCTTGCCGAGCTGCTTCCTTCTCTACCGGAAAACATGCAAGAATTTATTCGAGCTGCAATGAACCAGAAAGATCCTGTTAAGGATGCTGAAAAGTTCTATCGTGATGTGGATCGCTATCGATCCAGATTTCACACAGACTCTCCAATGATGGATGAACATTTTATGGATGACGAAGATCTCCTCCCGGAAACTCAAGCTCCGATAGATCAATCGGCCTGGAGTCAGTTTAATCGAGCGGTATTCGATTCGAATGAGCCCCTTGAAGATCCATTTAATAATCCCAATGGAGAACCGTTTGATATAGACGATCTTTTTTAAAAAAGAAATAATTCTATAACATCGAAAGATGAAAAGTGAACGTTGAAGATGCATTGCTCAGATGAAGCCACACCAGGGATTCACAGGAGTTGGCCACAGGATGTTCCTATTGCAACGGGTTTGTTGAGCCGCTGCAAGCTGTCCTGGATCAAAGCCTGTTTAGGTATGGACTGTCTCATGAGTTTTACATCTTCAACGTTTCACCTTTCAAATGTCATTCCATGGACTTCGACTGGATTCGCCTAGTCTTCAGGAATGTTGCATTCAGGAGATTTACATTTAGACCCAATTCTACTGCCACTGGTATTGTGGCTAGCCTCTAGGTATGGCTACATGGTACAAACTGGACTAAACTCCATCTAGTATCTTCATTTTAATAATATACCACTAAACTTTTGATTCTATACGCCCGTACTTCTCAAGGGCTACTCCTTCCGGATGGATCGACATCTCGACAAACCAGCTTTCAACTCCCGCCGATTCGGCATGTTCAAAAGCGGTTACAATCGGATTCACATCCTTATATTCAACGAGATCCTCAGCTCCTCCATCGTAGTGATATGGACTATCTGGATCTCTTCGATATTGGAAACATGTGAGCATGATTGCACGCATTTTCATCAGTTCGGCATAGTTGGCAAGTTCGGTGGTATGTTTAACCAAACGATCACCACCATAGGCAGATGATTTTGGGAGAATCTCGATGTATTCTGGAATTTTCTTTTCTATGATTCGTATTGGAGTCTTAATCTCCAGATAGACATTATCGGAGACAAAATCCAGTCTTGAATGACCAATGGTCTTCTCTGACTGAAGATTCTCTGGAAAGGAGATCATATCTGGCATAGCGCCTTTCAATATAAAGTATCCAACATACCGATTGGACGCTCCCTGATTGATACCTATCCACACTTTTTTTGGATCTTCTGGCCGGTTGTATGAAAAGGCTTCTACCGTATATCGGGTCTTTCTATTTGGGTTTAGTGATTCAGATAACAAGACGGGTCTTCCATCCATTTTTATGGATCCGATCTTCCCGGTTGTTGGAGAGTGACACATGAAGGTTTCCTTACCAATCCTTACATTCATAATAAATCTGTTTGGATGGTCGACGACCACACCTTCAATTAGGGGCCTATTAAATCTGAAAAAGTTCTCCATAGATCATACTCCTATTTAAAAAATTAAAAATGTATGGAGGGTACCATCAGGTACCCTCCATATTCACACTGTTCAGTCGAAGAGATGATCCAGACGATAGGACTTGGTGGATTCGTTTCCAGCCATAGCAGCTTTGAGAAAATGGTTATAGATCCGACTGGCCTCATCGTCAGCCTCACTACTACGGGCCTTTTCCTCATGCTTCTTATCCTTTTTCTTGAAATAGGCAGAATCCCGATCGTCATCGTCATCATCATAACGATGCTTTTTCTTCTTTTTATCGCTCTTCAAATCATCTTCCATGAGGTCAAAGATCTGAGAAGAGAGACCGTTGCTATCCTGGAGCATTCTGGTCCTCACCGCCTTACGATAGCTTTTAAGGTTCTTATGCCGGAAGATCTCATCAGCACAGATGGCAATTTCTTTCGCATCTGCCATACTGGCAAAGGAATAGTCACCTGCATTCGGATTCAGACTGTCCAAATAGGGACCGAGGGACCTGATGCTGGCAACCGCTTCTTCGGGAGAATTTACACTGATATTGGGAATGATCTCGCGATCAACGACATGGATCTGGGGGCATTTCTTCGGGGTCGGGTCATCCTTGAGCCAGCAGAGGAAGTCATCCAGAGGACGCATCAGCCAGTTGAACCAACCGTAATCGACGGGCTCCCTAAAAGACTGTTCCTCGGGAGAAGCCTCCCCCACTCTTCTTTTTGATTTCCGGATCTTACGCCGGTCCCTCTGTCTTTCCATATGCTCACGGAACTCATCGAAATTGAACCCTTCGATGCGAAGCAGATTCATCTGCTCGGCAGGATTCATCAGACGGAATATCTGATTCCGGGTCTTAGAGACCTCTTCCAGGAGATCAAGATCTTCCTGGGTCAGACCATCGTAGCGACGATAGCGGCTCTTCGCATTTTCGATCTTCTCGTCCATGCTTCCGGCTTCCCGATCCTCATGGAAGAAATCCACACCGGCACGAGGACGGCGCTTCTCACTGCGACGACCTTTACCACGCATGAAAATCGAACGAGCGACATTCACGGTAGCATAGCCAACGGCTACCACAGTAGCCACACCAACGGCGGCTTTAGAGGCATCTTCGATCAGTTGGCCGGGGCTCTTATTCTTGAAGAGACCGATCAACTTCGAAACACCGGTCTTGAGCAAATTCCATATCTTCGAAAACAAGCCCATTGTTCTCCTACTCCTTTCTATAGGATTTCAACGGTCTTGCAAATCTGATCAAACTAGATTTCTGCTATTCTACACCATCTAAAAAATATATCGATAAAAATCGATTCAACAGAACGCTAAGTTCATATCTTTTTCTAAACCAACAGAAAGCTGGTGATAGAATGGCAGTCAACTATCGCGGTGGAACTACCGCACAAGCACCTTTTAGAGCATCTTCCGCATGGGGTATTCTACCTGGATATTCCTACGTGAGCGATGATAACTATAATGGAGATAACTACATTAAGGACCCCGTAACCGGAAAACTGAGCAAGTATGATGAATGGAGAAAGAATACTCGATTTGCAAAAGAATCAATGAACGACGGTATTGCTTCAGATAGTCCAATAACAAGAAAGCTAGCGCACTGGGTAAACTTTGACAGATTTTACACCGTCGATCTCGAGCAGGAAAATCCGTCTGGTAGACACTATGTGTTCATTCTTAGGCCGGATCTCTATCTGATAGAAGATAAGTCTGCAACAGAGGGATCTGCGGTGAAACTTTCTAAGGAAAGTCGAGTAAATACCGATCCCTATTTCATCTATCTTGCAGAAATGCATCCGGAGATCATTGCCAGTTTAACTGGAGACTTCGGGTCGATCGGAGGAAGTCTGTCTTCGCTTTCTTATGGAGCGGGAACCGCATCTGGCCTCGGTAATGCCGCAAGTACCGATGGAACGAGACTCAACGGTTTTACTCTCCCGATTCACACCTTCATTCCCTATCTTACCTCTAGGGTTGAATCGCTACAGCTGCCGGACTTTACCCTAAAAGATAACAGTCTGGTTCAGCCCTACACAAAATATTCCATTCCCTATACCCAATCCGGAATCGAATCTACCACAGGTGGAAACGTAGATATCGTTTTTAGAGAGGATAGAGATTTTTCAATCCATAAGCTCTTTTACGCATGGACCTACTATCAAGATAAGGTGATGCGAGACATCTTTACGCCGAAGAAAAAATATCTTCTATACAACTCGATCGACTATGCCACTAGCATCTACGATTTTCTTGTTGATGAAACGGGTGAAAACGTTATCTACTGGGCAAAGTATACAGGTTGTGTACCCACAAACGTGCCTCTATCCGATCTTGGGTTTAATAAGGGAAATTCCCCTGATTCGAGAGTGTCCATCTCGTTCAAATATTTCTACTGCGAACATATGGACATGAATATTCTTAGAGATTTTCAGTACAATTCCCTAGGATATGTATACATGAAATCTCTTAAAAATTCTAAGAGCAGAAATGGGTTTAGCGTATTTAAACCCTGTAGTCTGGATGATACGGAACCGATGTTTAAATCGGACACATTCCTAGGTCCAGCTCTCAATGGAAGACCGGTCCTAATACTCATGCTTGGACCGGACGATCGAAAATATATCAAACTTCGTTGGCTGAGAACTCCAGGTTCACAGGCGGCCAGCCGTACCTCAAACCCGAATAGATAAAAAATAGGATGGAAGAGAAGCATTCTCTTCCATCCTATTTTTTTGATTAGGTATAGCTATTTTCAAACTCTGCAGCAAATGCAATGAGATTGAGAAGAGCATCTTCTCGATCTTCACCCCAGATGAGAAAATTGATTCCTCTGACAACCACTCTGATCGCATAGCGGATGCCATAGCTATCGGTGTCTTCCCATGCGGAGATAGATTTTTCTTCCACACCATCCATTATGGATTTGGTGGACGATATCTCAATGGATCTTTCTCCAAACTTTCTGCCTTTCACAAGGACGTTTGAAGAGGTATAGTTTGAGTAATAGATATTGATTCGGGCATCGTTTATCCGTCTAAGGATATTTGCCTCATAGCGGCTGTCATCGCTTTCGTCATCCATATTGATCGCATATTCCTGAAGAGTCTGGTCTATCGTCCTTTCCTCTTCATCGGTTTTTTCACGATCATTTTTTGTCTCCTTATAGGCCTTGCAAAGCCTATGGAGACCGATCATATACAGAATCGCAGCGATGGAAAGACTGATGCTTATAATAAGATCAAGCATACGCACACCAGGTCCCCCATTCGTTGATCGTCGATAGGTCTAGAGCAACCTTACGTGTTGCTCCGGGGTCCTCGGCCATGGATTTTACATAGTCGGAGAAGTTCTTTTCCAAAAGGTCGATAAATTCCGGAGGACTTCCACGTTTTTTAGCCCTATCGAGAATGAGTTTCTTCATCTCGGGTGTATCACTGGGAAAGATGTTTGTATAGCGGATTCCAGCCTTTTGCATCGCTCTACGGATATCCTCGTGGGAAGAAACCATGATCGTGAGATACAAGCCACTCTTTTCAAGAGCTCTAATGGAATCGATGTAGTTATTCGGCCATTCTGGATTTGGAATCTTTTCCTTTCCCTCATTACCAGATCCAGCTTCTATAACGCTAATCCAGTGGTAGGTGGAAGATTCGAGATCGCGAAAAATGAATGGGAATAGTTGAGCAAAGGTGCTTTTTCCTATACAGGGAAAACCGGATATGACAGTCGTTGGAATCTTTGCATTCATGCTATTGGATCCTTCCTTTCTTCCGATTCACGTTCTGCTCTAGCGGTATTTACGAGTAGCTTACGCCAGGCGTAGTCGTCATGTGTTCTATATCCTGTTGGGATATCGGGTGCTTCTCTGAGAAGTTTAGTAAGCTCAATTGGAAATTCCCTAAAGATGGTCTGGTTGACTTCCTGGAGTGCTCTGGTATCTTCCATGTCCACAATCTGATGAGTAATGATCGCTCTATCGGAATCTAACATGGCATCTACCTGATCTTTCACAGAAGTACAATATAGGTTGTTGTTGAAGTTTGTATCGGTGATTTTCTTTGTTTCAATGAATTTCGTGAGCTGATGAAGTTGAATATCCAACATATCTTCTGTCATATCTGGACTGGATACTTCCCGGAGATATCGGATTACAGTTTTCCATCCTGTTCTGGTAAGTTTCGGAATGGATCTGTATTTATCTCCAAGAATGGTTTTTGCCCAGATAAAAAGTTCTGGATGAAAATATACGGGTTCAATGATAGAATTACTCTCTCTGATAGCATCCCATAGATTTCCTTTTGTTATCAGAGTACTCATATCCCCCTTGGGTACAATAATTGCCCAGTTATTGAAGCATACATATTGGAAATCGTATTCATCTCTAGATACCAGAAGATTAAAATCTGCCGGATATTCTCTAGAGAGAAAGAGTGGAGCCATGGAAGGTTCAAGATAGCTCGTGTCGATCGCGTATGCATTGTGCACATATTTGGTCATCACCTGAAGAATGTTATATCCTCCCGTAATCGCCGAGTTAATGTGATAGAAATCCATGTTTGTACTGTTATTGATCTGATTAAAATAGCGTCTGTATGAGGGTATCCTAACCGCATTTTTAAACACAGAAGATGTGGTATAGAGAAGGAATATGATGCATTGCATATGTTCCTTCCCAGCCCAGTTTTTAT